ATGTTTGACAAGGATCATATTGTCGTTGTTCATATATTGAACAGCCACCTTTTCCTAAAAATCTACATCCACCTTGTTGTGGGTTTATCTCAAAATTAAATACTTTGGTAGTAAGCCATCCTTCACAGCATTTGGTACAACCATCACAGGACCTACCCACTGTATCTACAAATATAGGAAAAGATTTTGACATAGTATAATAAATTTATCTATTAAACTATGTATTCGTAATTTATTGTATCCTCATTTTCAAGGAATATGTGGGCACCGTTAATTAACTAAGATAAACTGGTGCGGATGAAAGGAATCGAACCTTCACGTATTACTACGCTAGAACCTAAATCTAGTGCGTCTACCTATTTCGCCACATCCGCATATATAAGACAGATAAACTAATGTTTTTTTAGATTAAAAAATTTTAATATGATAAAATTCCATTAGCAAAAAAATAAGTAGTATCTAATTCATAAACAGTATCAGGAAAATCTAAATGATCTATAGAAACTATTTTTACATCTTTCCCTTTAGAGTTTAATAAGACATCTCCCACTTCTAATCTGTTTATTGTTGATAAATCTTTGTATGTTTCTGGAGGAACAATTGAGCACCATTCTTTTCCTTTGACCCATAAAGGATGATCTTCTGATAAATTCAACTTAGTGTTGTCAGATAATGTTAAGGTATGCATAGGTCTGTTGGTTCTAGTGATCACACATTTGACCTTTCTAGTTTCTACATTGTGTAAATCACTGTTTAATACTAATATAGAATCATCTTCTTTAATGTGCTGAATCTCTTTCGTAGATCTGTCTGCCATGGTAATTAATGTTTCAGGAGTAAAACAGCAATTTCCGGCATCACAACAATGTTCACATCCCCCTTTTCCATCCAAATCGGTACAGTAACGAAAGAATATATTATTGGAAGTAGGACACCTAACGAAACAAGGAGCAGTTGAAGTAAAACTACATGCCGTTCCCTGTGCTGTAATCCACATTAGTTCTTCAGGAACATCTTTATTATTTGCTGTTATTTCATCTATAATATAGAAATCATAGTTTTTTACAGTTATGCTGTTGTCGTTTAACGTAAACTCTACTGACAGAGGATAAGAAACGTATTTGGTATTTTCAGGCAATGTGTCGTGTGTTCCAATTATCCATCCATAATCTGATAATGTAAATCCTGGTGGAAGACTGTTAAGTAATTTTAATGATTTACAATTTTTACTATTTAATAAATCAACATATTGTAGTTTACCTGCCACAGCAGAAATATTAGGTCTAAATGGTATACGACTCTTTACGGAATCAACGCCAAATAGAGTAGATATAAAATTATTTGAAATAGCATATTGTCCTTGTAGATCTAATATATTTTCTCTTCCAAAATGATGCCCGTTCTGCATGTATTGGGTAACTGTAAAATTATCAAATGGTATTAATTCATCTTTGTTTATAGAGGCATATATTTCTATACACGATGCAATAGCTGATGAATGTATAGCCGCACTAAAACTAGTTCCTGCGACCACACCGTAGGTATTATTCGGTAATGCTACACGAATAGATTCTCCAGGAGCCCATACATCAATTTTACCAAAGTTGTTTGTACTAGCAGTATTTGCTAGATCGCTTGTAAAATTGCTAAAATCACATGGCTCTAAATTTTTATTGAATGCTCCTACCACGATGCATTCGTTGATAGATGCAGGGGTAATATTTTCAATAGCTATACCGTTATTTCCAGCGGCAGCTACTAGACCGACATTAGCATTATAATATAATTGCAACAACTTATTATTGACATATTCATTAAAAGGTATGGACCAACTCATATTTAATAGGGCAAATTGTTGATTTTTTGAGTCGTTGAAAACAATATCCAATGCTTCTAATAATTTGCTTAGTGGAGTAGGCGTTCCCTGTTCAAATATTTTTAGTGAAACAACTTTAACCTCTGCCAGTGATGTTGTATTACCTGTAATCAAACTTGCAAGTGCTGTTCCGTGACCGTTTACATCAGTAGCATTATTGTTGAATGTATAGATTTGACTTATATTTTGACCTACAAATTCTGAATGAGTCAAATCTACACCACTGTCTAATAGATATACTGTTATTTTTTTGCCAAATTTGGAAAATGTACATGTCTCTTTAGTGAAGTCCATATCTATATGTGTAATAGTTTTCCACCAATTATTATCATCTTGTACATCAAATGTATTGACATTTAAGCTTTCAATACTTAATGCAGTATCTAATGGCGTAATTGCGGTTTCTGCGTCATTTATTACACTTTCAATAATGCTTTCTATAGGTGGATTAGTTGCACTTTCAACAACAAATACTTTTTCAAAGTTATCGTAAACTTTTTTCAGCAGACAATTATTTCTTAGCATGTAGGAATCAATATCTGAAGAAGTACAATCTTGTTTAAAGTCTATTATATAAGTTTGAATCATATGTACTCACCTTTCATTATCACAGTTTTATTTATTGGATTATTTATACTTAACGAATATCGATACAAGTAATCATAGGGTCTATTATTCATCCTTTGATCAGGATTACGATACTTAAAAAATTTTTTATCTATAGGCACATTATCGTAGTATATCTTATATTTATCAAATCCTGATTTTTTAAATGTTCCAATAACTGGGATTTTGTTTACCTGGTAGAGCCATTCTTTATAAAAATTACCTTCATTTCCAAAACCTAATTTGTATTGCTCTTTTATGCGTGATCTTCTTTGGAAAATCCATTTTCCTGCTAACTCCGAGGAGCTAATCCAAAAGAGTGGTATAATTGATTTATTGGTTATAATCCTATAACGGTCAAGACCAAGAACATCAAACGTAAACCAAGGCATCGCTTGACAAGGTTCACCTGAAAAAATGATAGTTCCGTCTGAAAAATGTTCGCACATTTTCATGTAAAAGGTTACATGTGGGCTGTTACACATATAAGTTTTAGAATATTTTACAAGTTCTTTTTCTAAAAAATCAAAATGACTGATGTGGTGAGTCTCTAAAGTAATATCATGAAAATTAGCAAATAAAAAAATTGTTGCTATATCATGATTGTTCATATTTTGATCGTAAATAAAAGTATGCGCTGAATAATCTACACCTGATTTATGCCATGCATAAAGAGATGCTTGACTATCCACTCCCCCACTCACAAATACTCTATATGGAGGAGGATATTTAGATACGATTTGATTTATACTTTCTATAGCTAAATCTAAAAGTGGTCTATTATTTATTTTAATATCGGATACATCCATAATCAATGGTGTACTGGGAGGGCTAAAACAGTATTGAGTTTTATTATTATAGTAAAAGCGTATCCAATCCATTCAATAGGCCCAGCTAACAAAACTCCATCTTTCTCCAGATGTCACTGTAGAAACAGAATGTTCGTAAATAAAAATACTAGGGAAAATTAGGATATCTCCTTTTTCTATGTTAATTTCTAGGTCATTCCAAAAGTAAAACTTTCCACCTTGGAAATTGTCATTTAATAAACCCACTATGGAAATTATAGGAATACCTTTTTCTTTTCCACTGAAAATACTAGTGATATGATCATAATGATTTTCTATACTTTTGCCAACATCGTATCTATTAATTCTAGGATTGGTAAAATTTCTTGTATAAAATTTATATTTTACCATATACGCCTCTATATTCTTGTACATGGCTGTTCTTAACATAATTAATACCTGCGGGTTTTTTGCATACGTAACTTCAAATTCATTTTCTAAAAGTCTTGTATCTATAATATTATCATAATCGGCCCAAGTATGTTTGTTCCACTGACCTTTATGGTTAGATACTATAAAATCACATTGTGCTGGACTTAATGATTTTTTATAAACCTCTACAAAGTCTAATAAGGATGAGTTTCTATTTACCATTTATCTATTGGGCATTTAGCGTTCTTTATCTTTGTTTTTAAATTTATAAAACATCCACATTTTTTGCACTGATTCGTATATGTTATTAAATACTCGCATGACATGCAAATATCAAGTCTGTCTTTTACTACATCATCTGATGCGATGAGCTTTTCTTTAACAACATTTAATCTACTATTGACTTTATCAAAGAATTTCTGATTACTCATGGACGATATTATAATTATAAATTACTGCATAGATAATTATTTATCTAACCAATTGATTGAATATAAAAATAATAATGCGTCGCAGGAAAAAAAACAAAGTCAATTTTGTGCCAAATATTTAAAAGTAGAAGATGAATTGCTTCGGTATAATACATATTTGCAATTTAGAAATGTTTATAAAATTCCAGTTGTCAATAGTAAAAGTAAATCCGTTTGTAATTTCTTATCTATAGTTGAAATGAAGAAATTTGATTTCATAAATAATTGGAATTTTTTTGATCAAGTTGACAGAATGCCATCAACGTTAAGTTTTATAGGTAATATAAGTGATAATGATTTATTAATTAATGTAGAATTTTTAAGACAAGGTAAATATGATTTACCTAAGAAAAGTATTATAATGTTTCCGTCATGTTTTACTTTCGCTTTCAGAATAAATCCAATTTTGACAGATTGTGCAATCTGCTTTATAGGCAGTATCCTATGGGACAAATCATGAAAGCTGAATTTCAAAATGACATTGGGATATTTCTTAACGTATTAGATAACAAATCCTGTGAAAATTTAATTAATTTATATGATATAGCTGAAGATAATATAACACATAATTTTGAGCATATGCGTCAAGATGATACTAAACAATATTTATTTACAACTACGACAAACAAAGATCTAAAATTACTTAGAAAACAACTGGCTCTATGTCTAAATTACTATGCTTCTAAGTATAGGACATTACATCGTTACGGGCTAATTTCAGATAAATGTAAAATTCAAAAAACTAATTTATACGGTGGATTTCATGCATGGCATCATGAACATGGGCCAACGAACAATGAAGGGGGTAAAAGAGTCCTTGTATGGATGATTTATTTAAATTCTCTTCCAAAAGATGATGGAACTACAGATTTTTTATTTCAAAATATGTCAGTTCAGCCCGAACAAGGTAAGTTGCTAATTTGGCCTGCATATTTTACCCATGTTCATAGGGGTAATCCTCCGAGACAGCAAATTAAGTATATCGCTACAGGCTGGTATGAACATGTAGACCTACAACATCCACTAAATCAATTGAAATATATAGACTTTGATGCTAATAAAAACTTTTTCAATTAGAGAAAAAATTAATTTATGAAAAAACTATCATTTGATATACCTTATTTTATACTTAAATTTACCCAACATGATTTACTTAAAAAACAGTTACTTCTTCTAATAGCTAGTGCTGAATTTGATTCTAATGACTCAATTACCAAAACGGATTATACCCTTAAAAAAAAACAAGAATATTCAAATTTTATTTTACCTTACATGAATGAGGAAATTGAAAGATTGTTTCTAAAAAAAATCAAAGTGATGAACTGTTGGTTTCAGCAATATCAAAAGTATTCATTTCACCCTTTTCATACACACAATTGCGAATGGGCTTGTGTATATTATGTAGAGTTGCCTTCAGGTTCTAGAGGTACAGTTTTCAAAGATTATATAGAAAACTTTGAAATTGAACCCCAAGTAAAAGAAGGAGATATTTTAATTTTTCCAGGTTGGATGAAACATAAATCCCCACCTAATAAAGGAAAAGATATGAAAACTATAATTTCTTATAACTTTGAATTATTAGAGTAACTTAGTTAGTAAAAAAATTTATACTTAAGACTCTTCTTAGACCTTTTTTAGATGGAATTAGAGCATGGTATCTTAATCCATTGAATAATAGACATTGATTTTTTTTAGGAGTTACTTTTTGAACAATTTTCATTTTAGTGTCTAGGATATTATCTTTAGGCCAAAAATTATTGAACAAAACTGTATCTCCGTCTATATCGTCAAAGTAAAAAACAATAGATTGGTGTGATTGATACATATCTACATGTGGTACAGTATAACAATCATCTGGAAAATCTGGAGTGGCAGAACTTATATTTAAATTAATGCTGAAAAGTTCCTTACACCTTATATTAAATTTTTTTTCAATAAATGATGGTAAATCTTTCTTTAGAGAATCTCTAAAAGGACTTTCTTCTCCCCATTCTGGTATATCTGCACGATATATTGGATGTATTGTTGTTCCAACTTTATCTTCGGCATTTATATTTTGTTTCAAATTGGCTAATTTCCAATCTGGTTTATTAATTCCTGATACACCGTTATGCCAAAAAACAGTCTTTATATAACTTCTTTCTAATTCTCCTATTATGGTTTTAAGATAAAAATTTGGAAAAAAATTATCAACTACCTGAATATCATCTGTAATCATAAATTATGTTGAATAGTCCATTAGCCTTGTAAAGAATATTTATTATCATATATAGATGCAAAAAATATTTATTAATTCCTTATTTTAATTCAAATTATTAGAATAACTTGTATCTATTATTTGCATTTCTTTAAATCCCCAAGATCTTTCGTTACATCCATTACAATTTAGACAAGGCACAACTTCATAGACGGCACAACTATGAGTAATGGGGATGAGTGAAACCAGATCTAATTTATAGAATAGGTCTATTATGTGTGATTTTTGTAAATTCAATAGTGGGTAGCGTCTACGCATAGTTTCTCTGAATTGTCCACGTATCCAATTTATAGAATGCTCTGGTCTAGATTCAATTATGCCAATATAGACGAAATCATTTGTAATTAAAACATCTTTCGTACCTGATTCAACTTGTCGTATTTCTTCAAGTTGGTTGTTTCCGACTATGTTTAGATCTATATGATCTAAACAAAATAGACTATGAATATAATTGATAACCTTAATTGCGTAATGTTTTGAACCTTCTTTACGTAAGATAGTGTAAGGAGTAATAATAAATTTATTTCCTGTCCTTTGATTTTCTAAAAGTATAAGGTAATATAAAAGTGCGCTATCTAATCCGCCACTGACTAATACGCCTATTCTATAATTTCGTTTTAACTTTTGACTTTTATAATATAGACTTTCTATATTAAGATTAGGCATTGAAGTGTAATCTGGTAAATTAAAATCTAAAAATCTTCTATCCCATAATGGGCCGCATTCGATTCTCATAAAGCCAAATCTTCAATTTTAGTATCTAACTGAACTGTTAAAATTAATCTCGGGCCTTTAGAAACATTAACGGTGTGAACACAATTAGTTTTAACAAATGCACTTGGACATAATATATCAGCAACACTAAATGTTGGTTCTCCAACAAAATTCCATCTTTCATCAATTGTGTTACCTTTAACACCATATGATTTATATTTTATTCCATTAAGATAGGTAAATTCTTTCAGTTCTAAATGTTCTATAGCGTAAAATTTATCCCACCAATACATTCTGTCAGTTGGGTTGCCTAAAATTAATACATTGAATCTACTTTGTATTGTAATTGGATTAATGTGGGTTGTTAGATCTATATGCGGATTTCCCCTAAACCATTTATCGTTATTTGAAACAAATGCTTGTATTTTACCAAATTTAATTTTATGATTTCTAAAATAAATTAATAATTCTTTTCCAGGTTGAGTATATATAAAATTACTAGATATTTTTGAATACAAATCATGGGAGAATTTTTTTTGAAAAAAATCTCTAAACATTTTTATAATGTATTCATTAGAATTATCAGTAAATCTAAATTCAGATTTTTTATAAAACATTTGTTTAATTTTTGTGGTAAATTCTTGGAGCGGGCGAAGGGATTCGAACCCTCTTCATTAGCTTGGAAGGCTAAGTCCTCTCCCAGGAGAACACCCGCATTAAATTTTAATCCATTCTTTAACAATATCAAGTCCCTCATTGGAAAAAATTGGGACGTGATAATGTCCTTGAATTAATTTTACTTTAATGTTTAGATATTTATTAATAAGAATATCAATACAATAAGGTGATGCTGCAAGATCAAAATCACTATTAACGATTAGAGTAGGCTGATTATTGGTAAATCTGTAATCTTGTTCACCAGCCAATAGGTAATCCAGATAGTAACCATTTAGTTACTGGCTTGGTTCTTTCAGGTGTTAATTCCTTTGCTACAGCAAAACCTTGACTTTGCCCTTGTACCAACAAAGTTTTTTTATCCCAAAAAGACCCTTCTGAAATTTTAGCTATAGCATACTCAGCGTCAAATTTTCTGCCTATGATATCGTTTATAGTTGCCGGATAAACAGTTTTACCTGTTTTTGGATCGGTATAGCAAAGACTTGTGCGACCACTTGGATCCTGTTTCATACCAGGATAACTATCTGGTTCAATCACCAAATATCCTTTTGATGCTAGTAGGATAGGAAAATATTTATCCCCAAGAGATAAATTACCTTCTTGTACACCATCACACCCATGTAAACTAATAGCGACTGGACTTGGAGTAATTGTTGATAGTTCTGATATTGATACCGGTATTCTTGTAAAAGGACGATACACTTTAGCATTTTCCCAAGCAATATTTTTTGCTTTGGTGTCAGTAGGATGAACAATTTTTGAAGGTATTGGGGTTGGACTTTCACCGCCTCCACACCCTGTTACAATAAGTCCAAACAATACTATACTAAAAGTTTTGAGCAATTTCATTTGAAGAATCCCAGTAGTTAAAACTTAATTATA